CTAGTGAGATTGCAGCGCGGCTTTCACAGCCGTAAGCGAATAACGGCCTTTTATATCTTTGAATCTATGTTCTTTGGCTAACTTCTTAAATGAATGGTAGGATAAGCCCGGTATACGTTCACATAATTGCGTAATGTTAAGCAGCTCATCGCCTTGGGCTGCTAAAACTTTAGTTACTGCATTCTCACACGCCTTTTCGATGACCTGAGCCAATTCGGATGCAGGCATAGAAACAAATTTAACCTCTGTCATAAATCCTCCATACTTTCCGCTTTAACTTCTCGATCAAGACGCTCAATCTCCGCAATTAATAAAGCGGCTGCACGAACCAAATCTTGTCTTGGGCTTTTTGGTTTCCAGAAAGTATCAGCAAAAGGCCACCATCCTGCAGCATCCTCATCCATATACACTTCGGGGCCGAAATCTTTGCTGTTATAAACCCAACCTCTACTTACTACATGATCAACGTAACAAGATGCAGCTCGTGGCAATTCATTTGCTTCATAGAGATTATCAAATTCAGGTAAATACCCTTCTTTTATAATTTGGCGTTCTCTTTCATTAAGAACATCTTTGACAGCTTGACTGCTATATAATTCACTCATCCCTCAGCTCCCGATTCGCTTGCTTCTTGAATAGCGTCTAAAATTCTCCAACCATCTAGGCGGAAAACATCACTTGTAATGCCACTAGCTTCAACTTGCTGTTCAACCATTCTTTCAATTGCAACAACAACTTCTCTATTTCTTGGCACGACAATATGTGTATCTGGCACCGCCTGAGCTTTGGCTTTTTCTAGCTCTGCTCTAAGTCTGTCAATTTCATATGCCGCATGGTGACAAATAACACGTAATTCATCTTCGCTATATTCGTCTGCATGCATCATCATTAAATGGCTGATTTCGGTACCAAATTGGCTATCACCATCAAACACCCAAACAACACCATCATCTTGTTCAAAGCGTAAATTAACTTCTCTTTCCTTATTCAAATCTGTCATGCTGCCACCTTATCCTTGTTGCTGAATTGCTTGATTTACTGCATTGATGTCATTTGAAGGAGCTTTTTTACCTTCTGACAATTCTTGCTCGTTTTTCTCAGCCATAACGGTTTGCCATGTGGTTTCACCATTTTTGATTGCACCAAATACAGCACGAAGATCATCAATTTGAGCAGGGGAGCATTGATCAAGAGGGCATCCGATATAATCAACAAGATTTTGCGCCTTAACTCCAATATTGCTAAATGAGTCAACAATCTGTTTTCGGTATTTTTCAGGATCTTCTTTGATTCCGCTTTGACGTGTTTGTAGAATTAAATGCTCAGCTTCATCCTGTAAATCACCTGGAATAATACGAAGTCCAGCATTACGAATAGCTTTTGAAATTGCCGCATTTCGCTTATTAAGCATTTCATCTTCAGTGGCAACAACCTCATATACTTTTTGACCCTCACTATTGAGGCGCTCACTAACAACATCACGACCCGCAATTGCCTTGCGTTCCACTGTTTTATTGATTTTTATGTCTTGTGGGTATGTTGTATTTGACTCAAGATCAGTTACTGAGACGCGATGAATCTCCTTATGTTCATCTTCAAATATCATTGTTGTTTCAACAAGAATATTTGTCATACAGCGAATTGCGACCTCAACAAAACGTATTCCTAAACCTGTTACAGATCGACCACCTACGGGCTTTTTGTAGTAGGTAGATGTGTTGTCAGCAAATGACGGGCGACGACATTCTTTTAAAAGGTCTTGACGCACAGCATCCCAATTTCTAGGACGATGCATAGCCATCATATAACGTGCTTCAACTTGAGCCTTTGCTTGTGCTGCAAGTACATTTGCTGCTGTTTCAGCTTGAGGAACAATGCCTTGATTTAATGTTGCAAGCATATTCATTGTTATTCTCCTAGAAATTCTTTCTTAGCCCATAAAGGCAAATCAATTGGTTGAATCTGTTTTGTGTAGCCTTGCCACTCATTTGACTCTTTGCATTGCAGTAGAGTTAGCATTGCAGATCGGCGTTTCTGCTCACCAATAAACAGCATTTCATCTGATGCGTAATAGATGATTGACTCATGCGGATCGTCTTCTTCTACTGCAAAAAATAGGAAAGAAGGGTTGTATTCATCACCGTAATAAGCCTTGTATCCATTGATATACATAGCCGCTGAAAGTGAGTAATCGTAGTTTTGACAACTTCTTGAAAATGCATTTGCACGCGCGTCAGTTGTCTTTTTGATGTCTACAATTAACCCGTTAGGGAAATATTCACTTGTTTCAGGTGCTACATGCCAATCAGGGCGAATACGACATTCAAGGCCTGTTTCTTCATCATCAAAAAAGATCGAAGCTTCACGAATACCACCCGATAAAATCATGTTGTACATAGGGTGGCGTTTCATTGCTTCCGCAGCTTTCGCGGCTGCTTGATATTGTTCTTCGGTAATGATTGCCTTGTTTGCATTGTCCTGTAAGAACTTTGCTATTGCTTCTTTACCTACATTTGTTCGCTTATTAACGATTGGTTCGATTGCAACTTCATCGTTAAAAACTTCTGGTTCAAGGAATAGAACATGAACCGCAGTACCAAGCGCCATTGCAGTAGTCTGCTTGTGTTCCTTACCACTCATGTGCTCAGCAAAGAAGTGTGCAGGAGAGCGCAGAATGGTTTTAAGCTGTGAGCTACTAACAGCCGAATGAGCGTGATACGCTGCATTCGACATGTTATGTACCAAAACTGGCGCATTCATAATCTTCTCCTAATTCTTATCTGCTAACTTTTTGAAGTGCTGGCACATGCTTCTGACAACTTTAAACAACCACTTTTCTTCTCTTTGGGTTGTATGTCTTGATGTGGTAGTGAAGAGTTGAACAACATGTTCATGGCATTCTTGTCCGTACCATTGTTCCAAGAAGTACTCTTCAATAGTCTTGAAGCCACAACTTCCACGGTAAGCAGTCCAAGCACAATCCCAACAACGGATAGTGACTTGAAATGCTTGTTCGCCATACCACACAACGAATACGTCAATTGGATCTACACCGTTGTTTGCTGGAATGTGGTGTGCATGTACGCTTTTAACTTCCATCACCCACCTCTCAACTCTTCATCTGCCAATTCTTCGGCGTAGTATTTAAGCTGCTCGTTTAAGCTGTTTACTTGTGCGTCTGTGAGCTTGAAACGTAAGCCAATTGGTGACTCTATGCCGTCTTTATCAGTCACTACTGCATGAGTTTTTGTGTCTACAACAAGCACTTCATATTCTTGGTCACGGGCACAACCACTGGACTGATCAGTTACTTCACGAGTGTCATAAGTCGTTTCAGCTTTAATCTGGCAGTTAAGAACATTGCAGCCGTAAGTTGGATCGAAATAGACCGTTTCGCCTTCAACTTGAATGTCAGTAGACATGTCTAAGTAAGGGAAAGAAGGGCACAGCAACTCGGGTTTAAGGGCTAACATATTCATTAGTTAGCTCCTTCCACCTGCACACGCACATACATGTTCTGTTTTGCTTTGAGTTCGTTGACGTGTTGCTCGTCGGCACAGCCTTTTAAGAATGCAAATACAATGAAGGTGATAACCCAGAAAGCTACGAAAGCTTTCGAGCCATCCCTGAAGGCTTGGCTAAACTTGTACTTTTCAATTCTTTGATTCATACTTATCTCCGCATTTGATGCAAACCGCCTAGACTCTGACCCCTATGGCGGTTTTTGTTTGTCGATGAGATAATAGTAAACGTGGTGTTTACTGTAGTCAAGAAGAAAGGCAAACAAATGTTTATTATTTTGTTTTCTTGTTTCTAAACATAGACATAAAAAAAGACCGCATAAAGCGGCCCTTTTGAAACACTATGTTTATTTGTTTATGGAAGTGAGTTTTGTACGTTGAAAGCGTAAGCAACTACACAAAATTCCTGCTCCATTATGTCTTCTGCTGTTAGATATTCGTCTGGATATTCCTCTTTATTTTCACTAACAATCTTTACACCACCTTTTGGCAGCCTATATAAATACTTAAACTTAAATAAACCACCATGGTTGATAGCATAGATCTTGCCATCAACAATGCTAGTTCTGCCTACATCCACATAAACAGTAGCGCCATTATTTATTACTGGTGACATTGAATTTCCAAATGCCGTAAGTGCATAAGCATTTGAAGGATCAACCCCGTATTGCCTTAAAGTCGCTTTGCTTAATCTTAATTTTCTTGTTTCATTGCCGACCATTTCAGCTAAAGACCCCGAACCGCACGATACTAAAACTTCTTTATAAAAAGGTATTTCTACTTCGTCATTATCTAATGGAGTGTCTGTATCCCACTCTACTACTTTGATGATATTGCTTTCTTCTTTTTTACCTTCACCAGTAAGAATCCAATTGGCTGCGACGCCAAACTTAGCAGCAGCTTTCAATGCGCCTGCTTTAGAAACCCCGCGCTTTTTCCAGTTTGTAATGGTTTGAGGGAACTCATCAATAGCCTTTGCAGTCTCTTCTTGTGACATTCCACTTGCTTCTAAAAGTCGTAACACCGATGGGTGGGTAGGCTTCTCTTGTTTCATCACAGTATCCAGGATTTCCATTAAACACATTATCTAAAAAAGTAAACACTTTGTGTTAAACAAATGATTTGACAATAGGAAACATGATGTTTACTATGTACTAAACAAATGTTTACTTGAGGCGACCATGTCAATTGAAGCTGACAAAGAAATTCTCTTAAAGCTTGGTGGCTCTACAAAAGTGGCAGAGCTGCTTGGCTTCAAAGATAAGCAACGTGTCCAGAATTGGATGAAACGTGGAATACCAGCAAAGATCAAATTGCAGTACCCACACATTTTTTTAAACCCAAATATTCAAAGCCATAACGCTGCATAGGAATCACCATGAGCAAAGTATCAAATGAATTGCCTGCAAGCGCTAGCAATAACGAATCGCTCATATTGCAAGCACTGAATGCAAGCAACCAAAGACACGTGGCAGAAATGATAAATGTGGATGCAAGCATCCTTTCACGGATGAAAACTGAAAAGAAATCAAATGGATGGACTGAGATTGAGTTTATTAGCTTTTTGTTGACAGCCGTTGGTTTGAAAGTTGTTCCGGAAAGTGATGTGTATTGCTCACCTCAAATTGCTGAAGCAACACGTGTGATGTTGGCACAAGCGTTTACTTCACCAGAGTACATGCGAATTTTATTCAAATAAAAAAGCCTGATGGATGAGATCAGGCTAAGTGTTCAATCGGAGAAGGACCAAATGAACTATTCAATATTAGCAGACATTGAACTAAATCGGAAGATTAGTTTGTTTCAAAAAGCGGTTGAGGCTTATGTGCTTAATCGAACTCTCGAAAACTCTATGGCATTGGCTAAAGCGAAAGCTGATTTAGCTGCATTTGTATTGAGAGGTGTTTGATGGGTGCATCAATTCCAATTATTAAGTTGATTGAAGCTATGAACGAACAGCCAATAGCATTCAACAAGCACTATGTATTTTTAGGATGTGGGATCAATGGGGCATTAATGCTCTCTCAATTGGTCTACTGGACTTCTCGCACTAAAGACAGTGAAGGTTGGATCTTTAAAACACATCATGAGTGGACTCAAGAAACTGGTCTTACTCGTCGTGAGCAAGATACGGCCAGAGCAACACTTAAATCACTTAAATTCATCTCTGAGAAAAAGATGGGTGTGCCTTGTCGTGTTTACTACCGTGTAGAGCGTGAAAACTTATATCAAGCTTTGATCGAATACTCTGAAAGCATTGATATTAATAGTATGCACAATTCCGCCATACTGAATGCACAAAACAGCCATACTGAATGCACAAATGCGCCAGACTGTATGCACAATTCCGCCATACTGAATGCACAAATCCGCCCATCTAATACAGAGAATACATACAGAGAATACACAGAGAATACTACAGATATTATTTGTGCTGATTCAGCACCAAAAACACAAAAATTCAAAGCGAAAGATTTCTTGTTGAAAAACGGTGTTTCTGAACAAACAGCAACTGAATATCTTGATCTTCGTAACAAGAAGAAAAAACCAGTAACTCAACGAGCTTTACAACTTGTTTTCAAACAAGCTCAGGAAGCAAAGCTAAGCAATGAACGTGTCTTCCAAATTATCGTTGTCCGTGGTTGGGAATCTTTCAAAGCAGCTTGGAACTGGCAAGAGACAAATGCAGAGCTTGAGCAATTAGAAAATCCAGTTGCGGAGCAGCAACAAACTATCCCTGAACAACCAGCAACACAATTCAAAGGTGTTGCTAAGAAATTTAAGGGGATGGACCAATGATTGAATTATTTTCTATCCCTGTTGAGCAAAGCATCTTGTCTACGTTCATGACAATCGATCAGGCAGCAGATGAGTTTATCTCTCAGATTGATGCGCAAGATTTCTATGCTTCACAACACCAGATCATCTTTGCCCACATCAAGAGCCAATTGAACAAGGGTGAAGCGTTTGATGAGGTGACTGTATTCGAGTTGATTAAAGCTAATCCGCTTGAAGCAAACCAAATCGATGAGCAGTTTCTTGTGAACCTCATGAACCGCGCAAGCAATGTGAGCTTGTTAGTAACACACATCAAAAAGCTAAAAGATTTCTCTACTCGCAGAAAGCTTCAAGAGACTAGCAAGTTGATTAGTTCAATCGCTAACGACATGGCAACTCACACTGCTGAATCTGCTGTGAACAAAGCACAATCGTTAGTTCAAAACTTAGATTTTGGTGCTGGTGAGGAAAAGCTTAAACATGCTCATGAGTTTTCAAAAGAAGCTGTAAAAGAGTTCCTTGATCGCCACATGGCAATTCATAACCAAATGCCTTATGAGGGCGGTATCAAGACTGGCTTTACTGCTCTGGACAACAAACTAGGTGAAATCAGCAAAGGCGATCTAGTCATCATTGGTGCGCGTCCTTCAATGGGTAAAACAACGTTTGCTCAAAACATTGCAGCAGACATGATGATTAACCAGTCTTTACCAGTTCTGTTTATCTCAATCGAAATGAAGGGCAGACAGATCGCACAGCGCTTAATTAGCGGGATTGGTGGTGTAGAGCTACGCAAAGTATTAACAGGTCATATCGACCCAAATAGCGACGATACGCAGAAGGTGAATAAGGCTGCTCTTGTACTTGAGAATGCGCCTTTAATGATCGATGACAACAACCGTGCAACTGTGGCGACTATCCGAAGATCAGCGAAGAAGGTCATTGCTAAATACGGGAAGCTTGGAGCGATCTTTGTTGATTACATCCAGAAAGTTACACCGCTCACTAAAAACAACTTTGGCCGATCAGACAAAGATATTGGTGAAATCTCAAATGAGCTTAAGCGCATGGCAGGCGACTTTGATTGTCCTGTAATTGCCTTAGCCCAGCTTAACCGTAACTTAGAGAATCGCCCAAACAAACGCCCTGTTAATGCAGATCTAAAGGAATCAGGCGACTTAGAGCAAGATGCAGACATCATCATGTTTATTTATCGCGATGAAGTCTACAACAAGGATTCTAAAGAAGCAGGTACAGCAGAAATCATCATTGGTAAAGCTCGTAATGGCTCAATTGGCACAGTTCGATTAGCAACAGATTTAGCAAGAGCAACCTTTCTTGATTTGGATCCGCAGTATTACCAGTCAATGGAAGAGAGAGGTGCAGCGTGAAATACGGATCAGTTTGTTCAGGAATTGAAGCTGCAACTGTTGCTTGGCATGACCTTGGGTTAAGTGCTTCATGGTTTTCTGAGATTGAGAAATTTCCAAGCCAAGTATTACAGCACCATTATCCAGAAATTCTAAATTTGGGTGATATGACGCTTATTCGCGACAAAGTGAAATCAGGTGAAGTTGAAGCACCAGATGTTTTGGTTGGTGGTACACCATGTCAGGCGTTTTCAATAGCAGGTTTGAAAAATTCACTTAATGATGATCGAGGTCAGTTGACACTTGAGTTTGTGAGACTAGCAGATGAAATTGATTCAGCAAGAACTATTTGCGGACTTAAGCCAGCCATCATTGTTTGGGAAAACGTTCCAGGAGTGCTCAACACAAAAGACAATGCATTCGGTTGCTTTTTGGGAGCATTGTCAGGTTCGGGGTGTGAATTACAACCGGCAGGGAAAAAGTGGACAAACGCTGGTTGTGTGTTTGGACCATCTCGACAAGTCGCTTGGAGAGTCCTTGATGCTCAATATTTCGGAGTTGCCCAACGACGCAAAAGAGTCTTTGTTGTCGCAAGTGCTAGAGAAGGAAGTGTCACCAAAGTACTTTTTGAGCAAACAGGCATGTCAGGGAATACTGCTGAGATCAGAGAAGCGAAAAAAAATAATACCGAAGCTGTTGCAAAGTGCCTTACAAGACGTGGCGCAGGTGGACAGAACTTAGATGCTGAAACAGCAACATTCGTAATTCATGGCACTCAAGACCCACTTGTCAATGAAGAGACAGCTCATTGTTTGGGTAGAAATAGAGGTCAGGAAAACGCAGTACTCACAGTAAATAAAACCGCTGCGACACTTACTCGAGGATTTGGCGATCGAGGAATTGACGCTGATCAAATCACTAATGGTAATTGCGCTATTCAATTTAAAGGGGTGAGAAGACTTACACCAGTTGAGTGTGAGCGCCTCCAAGGATTCCCTGACCAATATACAAACATCCCAAATGCGAAAGACAGTCCACGTTACGCAGCGCTAGGAAACTCTATGGCAGTTCCAGTAATGCGGTGGATTGGAGAACGTTTGCTACAAGTTTTTGGAGAAGCAGCGTGAAAGCAATAAAACGAGTTAAAGCATTCCAAAACATTTTTGACATTTTGTTATTCGCTACACATGCAACACAACCTTTCACGATGAAGGATTTGCATGACTATGTGTTAGATGCACCTAACAACACTATCCAATGCTATGTGCAGGAATTAATTAAAAGCGGTTATTTGGAAAAGGACTCATACGCAACTTACAAAGCAACTCAGTTTGCAAAGGACTTGCTGAATGTTAAAGGGGAGCTGAAAGCATGATCGAATTTGTAGATTACCCATCAATGATGAAGCTCCGCAGAGATTACAACCTCGGCACTCGCAATAAAGAAACACGAGCGGCAGCTTGCCTGTATGTGAAGTTGGGTAGAAATAAATTATTAGATCAATTCAAGAAAGAAAGTGAAGCAAAAGGTAAGGTGGAATGATGAATAATAAACCGCATGTATTACAAGCTTGTAACTGGAAGAAGTACACCATTGAGAATTGGTTAGAGCAATTTGGGGCATGGATTAATGAAGATAATGCCGAAACTTATTTAGGCACACGTAACACCTTAACTTACTTGATTGATTCTGTAGAAGGCGTAAAGCGTGATGCAAGAAAGCGCTCATTGCCACAGTGCAAAATCTCTACTGATGAGGCGAGAGCTGTAAGTGGATTATTGCGTGATTTACGAATGAACCCAAACCCAACATTGCAAGAATGGCTAGATTTTGTAGTGTTGTATTACGTGCATGGGTTGAGTGAGGAAACTATTGCTGACATTAGCAAATGCTCACGTAACGCCGTGAGACAAGATTTAAAGTGTGGTATTGCCTATATTGTTGGGCAACGTAATACATTGCGGAGTAAATTAACCGAAAAACAGGCCAAAGTAAGAAAACCAAAGAAAACCCTTGACTTGGCGCCAATAGTTCTTTAAATTCGTGATAAGTGGTACGAAGTATAAGCAAGTGTCACTGATCTTAAAGAAGCTCGCCAAACGGTGGGCTTTTTGCTTTTATGCCCTACGAGCTTAGAGCATTGGATTCCGATGTGCTGGACTGGATTTCTAGTCGATGCTTAAACGTAGGGCTATTTTTTTGGAGGTCCACATGCTCCGAATAATTAAGCAGGTCTTTTGCATACATGTTTGGGAATATGGATCGGATTACAACGACGACCCAATCAAAGAATGCAGAAAGTGTGGAAAGATTAAAGTAATTTAATTTACTATTGAGAATTCAATAACTTAATTTGACCAATTCATTTAAATTCGGTATCCTTGTTGAATAAATTTTATTCATAAATAGGTGTCTTATGAAGCATGGGAAATTTGAGGAAGGGAAAGAGGTTTTCTTGAAGGGTTGTAAACAAAGAATGACTCTAGTTTCAATCGATCAAAAGGCTGAAACTGGCTTATGTAAGTGGACTGATCCTAATGTTCCAAAAATCCACCAAGAAGTCTTTAATCTTTCTGACCTTAGAGCAGCAGGATCAAATATAAATTGGGCTGAGGTGAATAAGGAGTTTGAAGCCCAGTCACGATTTAGATGATAGATTTTTAGTTTTTGTTGGCCGAACGGATTGCGGCATATATGGCCCCGCTGAATACTAGTTATTGGCGGGGCTTTTTGTTTTATTAATCTGATGATTTAGTTACCGATCTAAAATAATTTACTATTGAGAATACAATAACTTATGTTAATTTTGTTGTTGCAAATTGAATAAAAAAACCTCATTATGGGATTGAAATATAACTGAGGTTTTTAGATGAATTTAAATGTAGTTTGCTTTGGCGGTCGATTTGATGGTAAAGAAATATCACGTTCAAAAATCGATCATGTACAAAAAAGTATCGATTTAAGAATCGAGAGAAAACCTGGGTTTCAAACTCAGGTTAATATTTCTAACAATCCTGAAACCGAAAAATATGTTCTAAGAGTAGTTAGATTTCGGAGTGAGTTTAAGGATGTTTTGATTAAGAAAAATGATTCTATTGAAGATCATGTCGAAGCTATTAAGCAAAAATGGGAAGATTTAGAATTAATTGGATTCGATTTAGATGAAGTAATATGATTTTTATTTAAATGCCCCGCTAAGTGCGGGGTTTTCTTTTGGGGTGAACATGGACACAATCGAAGCCAAAAAGAATCTTGATAAATATTCGGAAGAGTTAAGCCGTTACCAGAACTTATCTCGTACTGGATTGAGTCTCGAAGAAATGCTTGTTATAGACCGCATCATAATGCGATTGAAAAACAAGATTAATAATTTACGGTCTATGTTGAATGCGTGACTCCAAACGATTAGCCGAAGTACGCAAGCTGCCATGCATGAGATGTGGTGCACCAGCACCAAGCCAAGCCGCACACTCTAATTCAAGCAAAGACGGCAAAGGCAAATCAATTAAGGCTTGTGACTCTAAAACTGTTTCTATGTGTTTTTCCTGCCATCATTTATTTGATACCTACCAACTAGGAAACAGACAGGAAAGCGAAGAGCTATTTAATAAATGGCTTAAGCGAACCAACGCAATGCTTGAGTCTGATGATGATTTATTCTAAGCAAAGAATGAATAAATTTTGTTAGAATTGTTCTTATATTCTATTGGGTATAAGCCATGACAATTATAAATAAACTTAATGAAAGTCTCTTTGAATATGAGAAATTATATGATGAGACACCAGAGTTGCTATTTGTAGACTTGCAGGTTTATGAAGAGATTTTAAAATCTTCTCATATGGTAAAACTGTCACAACCAACCAATGAAAATCCTTTAACGTTTAATGGATGTGAGTTGATACCTGTAGAGCGCATGCAGTCTGAATTTAAGTATTTAAGTCACAAGGATTTGGCGAGCGCAATAAAGCAATTCAATATTATGCCAACTGACTTGATTGTCATTCGAAAAGCTGAAAATACAAATCGCAAAGAAGCAGCAAATGCAAGACGACTTGGCAATGAAATGATGTATAAACATTTTTATATTGATTCTTCAATTGTAAAAGCTTACCAGCGACATTACGAAAATAAAGATTTAGAGTTTTAATTAAGAGCCACCCTTGCGGTGGTTTTTAGTTTAACCGGAGCCGAAAGGCTCTTTTTTTGTGCCTAGAAAAAGGAAGCGAGAAATGAAAACCAACCAGAAAGGCCAAGCTGATGTGGTATTAGCCGCACTTTGCTTTCTTGCCATTTTAATTGTCATTGTTTTGATTATGTTTGCATGGCCTCACTATAAGGTGTGGAAGCAGGGCATGAACGGTCAAGCACTATTGGCAGAAGCTGAACAATCAAAAATGATTCAGGTGCAGACGGCGCGAGCTGAACTTGAAAGTGCCAAGTTGCGTGCAGAAGCCATCAAAACCATTGGTCAGGCTGCAAAAGATTACCCGGAGTACCGTAAACAAGAGTTTATCGGCGCATTTGGTGATGCTTTACGTGATGGCAAGATTCAACAAATTGTATATGTCCCAACTGAGGCAAACATTCCAGTTTTAGAAGCTGGTAAACGTCCCGTTGTGGATGAATAAGGTATAGGTGGGAATATGGAACCAGCAACATTCCCAATCAATAGTTATTCTGGGATTGTTCAGGTAATTAACTATCTGAACAATAACCACTCCAAAGCAGCCGCAGAAGGCAAACCTTTAGTCGTTAGAATCAATCAGAAGGAAGACGACAGGAGCGCCGCACAAAACCGGCTTTACTGGGCTTGGCTTGAGCAGATCAAGCAAAAGACTGGTAACTCAAAGGATGACCTTCATTTACTTTTTAAGAAAAAGTTTCTTGCCCGGATCTATGTTGAAGGTCGGCAAGAGACTGCAGAAAAGTACATGGCTTTGCAGAACTTTAAAGATGTTATTCAAGCATTCGATGGCCCTAAGCGCCGTCAACTTGAAAAGGATTACCAAGTTTTGGTTAATACCTTCATTAAAGACCACCTGCAAAGCAAGAAGGCCACCATTAAAGAATTCACCAAATATCTGGATAAGATCAACATCTATGCACATAGAGACTTGGGCGTGATGTTGATTATCCCGGATGACCTTAAGTGGTGTTATCAAAATGAACAGTGAACCAAATTTACAGGAAGTTGTCTTAAAGCTGATTGAGCAGAATAACAAGCTTATAGACCATGGCAACAAACTGACCGAACAAAACAATAAGCTGATCGAACAGAATAGCTTGATCGTTCAAATCAATGCCGAGCAATCCGCACAACTAAATGAAGTCTTGGCAATGTTTGAAGACGGCGAACCAACACAGCGATCAGGATCACTAGATGGGTGATTTTATAAGGATGAATATCAATGCCTAGAATTGTATCGGTTATACCGCCTAAAGATGACTCCAACATTACTAAAGCACAGGGTACAAAAATATTGCTTGATAATGGCGAGTACCTACGATGTGTCCACAAAATCACTTTAGTAGCAGAAGCTGATTCGCCGTGGAAAGCTATCATTGAAGTGTACCCATCTAATCAAGAGCAAATTAATGCATTGCTTGCAGATGTTGAGGTTATTAAGCGTGACCAAGAATACAGCCGCTTGGATGAGATCAAAAAGGAAATCCAGCAACTACAAGATGAGAAGATGCTCATTGAGCGTAAACATCTTTCAGAATTAACAGGGCTTTCAATTGCTAGTGTTGCGAATGTACCAATGGAAGGCACTTACTTACTTCCAGAAGCTGAAAAGATTTTACCTGTTATAGGAAAGGTTAAGGATATTCATGGCGTCATCCATTCCGTTCCAGATCTAAAAGGTGAGCACGATGATTACAAAGAACATTATTAATAATCGCTTGGGGTTTTATGGATTAGATGGTCTTGAACAGCCGCATTCAATTATTGAGCCAGAAACTCCAGAAGTCCAGCGTAAACAATTGGAACTCCGTTTAGTTAGGTTGGTCCAAGAGTATCAGCGCAATGGTTTAGATATTGATTGGATATCCATTGATTTACTTAATGGTGTAGATGCGCGAGTAAACTTAAATGAAACTCCAAACATTCAAGAACAAGTTACAGACGCTACAGGCACCCGCACAAACCCGGAAGAACTCTAAACAAAACAATTGGGGTTCTGGTCGTGGTGGTCGTCCGTGGCGCCGTCTTAAAGCTAAGATCCATTTGCGTGATGAGTGGACTTGTCAATGTTGTGGCATCGTTACCAAAGACTTAGAGCTTGACCATATTGTGAATGTGGCAAGAGGTGGAACTGATGATGAATCAAACCTCCAGTCTCTTTGTGTTCCATGCCATAAAAAGAAAACCCAACAGGAGAGCAGGCAGGGGGGAGGTTAAAAGTTCCAAGCCCTTCGCCGTTGGACACCGCCCCCCTCGCACGCACAAAAAAAATTCCCTATCAGAAAAAGTTAAAGCAAAAAGTTAAAATCAAGTTAAAGGTAGAGCAATGGCATTAACAGAGAAAATGGAAAAATTTGCTCTTGCCATTGTTGACGGCAAGACAAATAAAGAAGCAGCAATTTCAGCAGGTTATGCGGAAAAAACTGCATCCGCCGCAGGTGCTAGATTAGCAAAAGATCCTGAGATTATTGTGTATATCGAAATGTTAAAGGCCAAAAAAGAAGGGCGCTCTTTAACATCCGATCAACCTAATGTTAAACCTGAAAACAAACCAGAAAATAGCGGTGAAGATGAAAACCCTATTGAGGAATTTCAGTTTGAAGGCGATGACCCTTTAGATTTTTTAATTAAGGTTATGAATTTCAACGGCAACAAATTGCCATTAAGAATGCAAGCCGCAATTGCCGCATTGCCATACAAGCACGGCAAGGTTGCTGAAAAAGGCAAGAAAGAAACCAAACAAGATAAGGCAAAAGAGGCTACCAAAACAGGCAAATACGCCACGTTGGATAATCAATTACCAAGTTGAGGTGAATATATGTTTGGAATGTTAGAAAGTTTGACCAAGACAGCAGTTTCCGTGGCTGTTGCTCCTGTAACTGCTGTAGTGGATGCAGTAATGATTCCTATTGATGCAAGTGAAGATGGTGAAATTTTTCAAAGGACTAAATCAACCCTTAATAACGCAGCAGAAAATTTTAGTGATGCTGTGAAGCCAGAGAACAAAAAATAATTATGCCGCCTTCGGGCGGTTTTTTCATGGACCATTTAAATGACTGCAAAACTACCAGACTGGACAACAGCTTGCCCAGACTGGGCAGACCGCATCGTTAAAGGCCAATCCTTAATGCCATGCAAGCCACTATTTCAGGATGTGGCAGATGTGGCATTAAGAACATTCAACTCTTTAAAAGTTGTTGATGTTCTTGATTCTCCAGAAATGGGGGAGATTGTACGGAAGTGGGTTACAGAGTTTGTTGCTGCAATTTTTGGAGCGTATGACAAGAAGTCAAAACGCCGATTGATTAATGAGTTTTTTCTTTTAATTCCTAAGAAAAATACAAAATCAACAATTGCTGCATTCATTATGCTCACGGCATTTATTTTAAATAGCCGGTTATCTGCTGAACTCATCATTTTGGCACCAACCAAAGAAGTTGCCGACAACTCTTTTAATCCTATCCGGGATGCGATTAAAGCGGATCCCGAGTTGGATGAAATGATGACTATTTCTGAGCACACCAAAACAATTACGCATCAAGGAACGCAAGCAACCCTCAAAGTTGTTGCTGCTGATGACAAGTCAACAGGTGGTAAAAAAGCTTCATGGATTTTGGTTGATGAGCTGCATTTATTTCAAACCATGTCCAATGCTGGTTCGATGTTTCGTGAAGCAACTGGTGGTTTGGCATCTCGTCACGAGGGTTGTTTGATTTGGTTGTCAACACAATCAAAAGAGCCGCCTTGTGGAGTATTTAAAAGCAAGCTTGATTATGCCCGCGATGTTCGTGACGGGAAGATAATTAATAAAAAATTCCTCCCTCTGATTTATGAATTTCCAGATGAAATGATCGAATCAGAAGAATATAAGGACCCAGCAAATTTCCATATACCTAATCCAAATTTTGGGACAAGTGTTGACCCTGAGCAGCTATTAGATGATTTCGAAAAGGCAAAATATGCAGGCGAAGACGACCTAAAAGACTTCTATGCTAAGCGCCTTAATGTACAGATCGGCATGAATTTACGTGCTAATCGCTGGGCAGGTGCAGACTTTTGGGAGAAAAAAGAGGTTGTTTTTGACCTTGATTATCTAATTGAACAATCAGAATGCATCACTGTGGGTTTTGATGGTGGTGGCCTTGATGACCTGTTTTCAATGTATGCCATTGGGCGAGACAAAAAATATCACACTTTATGGCGTGGTTGGTCAAAGTCTTGGCTTCATCCAATTGCCTTAGAGCGAAGAAAAGAAAACAAGCAAAGAATGGATGACTTTATTGCTGCTGGTGAACTGGTCATTGTTGAAAATATTGGTGATGACGTTTCACAAGCTGGTCTGATCGCCAAGCGAATTTTTGACACTGGCAAGATGCCTAAACAGGGTTTTGGTCTTGATCGTCTAGGGATGCCGTCACTTGTAGATGGCTTGTTAGAGTCGGGAATCCCTGAGAGTGCATTAATCGCCGTCAAACAAGGTTTTGAGTTGTCGGGTTATGGGATGACTTTAGAGCGCAAGCTTGCTGCAGGAACCTTTATTCCAGCTAAACAAGAGCTAGTTAAGTGGGCGGTTAGTAATGCCAAAGGAAAAGTTTCAGGCAATGCACTAATGATTACAAAGCAAGAATCTGGCAAGGGAAAAATTGACCCGGTGATTGCAATGTTTAACGCCGCTGCTTTGATGTCAAGCAATCCTGAGCCTGCCAATCGCGTTGATATTGACGAATACTTAGAGGATGTCGTGATAGCATGAGTACCACACAAGAGCCGGGGTTTTGGTCCCGCTTCTGGTCACGATTGACTGGAAATACACAATTACAAAAAGGCGATTCGTCTTATCCATTTGATAGTTATTTATCACCCGGTGGATCGGTTGTCACACCTGAAACGGCTTTGAAGCTTTCTGCAGTTTGGGCATGTGTAAAATTAAGAGCTGAAACTATCTCAACTCTTCCTTTACAGCTGTACGACAACAATAAACGTCTTGCTACTGATCATTACCTTTACCGTATTTTGCACGATTCACCCAATGCCGATATGTGTGCAAGTGAGTTTTGGCAAGTTCAAGTTGCTTGTGTTGACTTATGGGGGAATGCATACAACCTTATTACAAAAGACTCAAGCGGAAAAGTAATTGCTCTTGAGCCACTTTTCCCGAGTGGTATGGTTGTAAAACGTAATGATTTGGGAGCGATTGATTTTCATTACACTGAAAATGGGAAAACAACAACCTATTCGGAAGACCAAATCTTGCATTTCAAGGGTTTTACTCTTGATGGGCTTGTTGGTTTATCTGCTATTCAGTTTTTTGCTCAAACCATAGGCATGCAGTTCGATGCAAACAATCAAGCTCAAGACTGGTTTAAAAATGGCTTAAAGGTTGGCGGCTTTTTGGAGACTGGAGAGCAAACTTTAACTAAAGAGCAGCGTGAAAGACTAAGAAACCATTTAAGTGAGTTCAGTAAACCTGAGAATGCTGGTAAGTACATGGTGCTTGAAGCTGGAATGAAGCTTTCTGGCTCAAATAGTATTCGAATCAATCCCGTTGATGCCCAGTTACTTGAATCTCGTTATTTTGGCATTGAAGAAATATGCCGCGCCTTTGGTGTTCCACCTCAGTTAATTGGTCATACAAACAAAGCAAGCTCATGGGCTTCAAGTCTTGAGCAGACTAATAGGGGGTTTTTGACCTATTCACTTAATCCGCAATTAGTTCGATATGAGCAGACAATCACAAAGAGATTGTTTTTATCAAGTGAAAAATACAAATACAGACCAAAATTTGCCGTTGAAGGCTTATTGCGGGCCGATAGCGCTACTCGCTCAGGGTTCTACACAAACATGATTCAAAACGGTGTCATGACCCGTAATGAAGTGCGGGATTTAGAAGATTTAGCGCCTTTACCGGGTGGCGATGAGTTAATGGTTCAAATGCAAATGGTCGGCTTGAAAGATCAGGGGAAAACCAGTGGATAGACTTAAACTAACTTTAGAAATCAAAGCCACCCAAGAGGGTGGCTTTTTTTCTGGCTACTTGGCTGCTTTTGACAACCTAGATTCACATGGCGACATCATCCGCAAGGGGGCTTTTGCCAAAACCCTTCAAGAGTGGAAAGCAAAAGGCAAGTACCCAGCAATCTTTTGGGACCACAACCCGTCTGAACCAATTGGAATTTTCACCGAAATGCGTGAAGACGAAAAAGGGTTGTACGTAGAAGGTCGTCTCTTAATTGACGATGTGCCGCGCGCTAAAGCTATTTATGCGCTGATGAAGGTCGGCGCGATTGATGGCATGTCCATTGGCTATATCACCAAGTCTTATAGACGCGATCCAGACTCACTAATCCGCGAACTGCTGGAACTGGAGTTGGTGGAGGGTTCAATTGTTGCCTTTCCTTCCAATCCAGAAACCCTAATCAGTTCCGTCAAATCCAAATTACAAGATGGCGAGCTGCCATCCCTACCAGAATTTGAAAAGTTCCTGAGAGAGTCAGGATTTTCAAAAACGCAAGCCACTGTCATCGCTAGTAAGGGTTTGCGTCATCTTTTGAGCGAGTCAGAGGGTGAAAACGAAAAAGCGAAATCAATTTCAAATGCCTTAAATATTTTACGAGGAATCAGCAATGACTGAAAAAACTTTAGAACAACTCGCTCAAGAGTTCCAAAAACACGTTGATACAGTTAAAGAAATCGCCGAAGAGTTCAAAGGCAAACAAGCAAAAAGTGAAGAAATCTCACAAAGCGCCAAAGATAAAGCGGACGAAGCTTTAACTACGTTAAATGAAGTTAAAAACAAACTGACAGAACTGGAGCAGAAAGCTGCACGCCGTGGTAATGGTGATGTTGAAACTAAAAAGCAAACCATGGGTGGTGAGTTTGTTGAAACTACAGAATACAAAAATGCTGCAGAAAGTCAGTATCGTGGAATTCAGCGTGTTGAGCTGAAGAACACAATTGGTACGACTGAGGTTGGAAAAATTATTCCGGCCACCAATCTTGGTTTGCAGTTACCAAACCAAATGCGCCTTACCATCCGCGACATTTTGGCAGGTGGCAGCATGAGCGGGAATCTCATTGAATATGTTCAAATGAAAGAATTCACCAATAATGCAGCAGTAGTTGCAGAAGGTGCAAACAAGCCAGAATCTGGAATTACATTTGAAGATAAAGATGCCAAAGCAGTTGTAATTGCTCACTGGTTAAAAACGACCACTCAAATGTTAAGTGATGCACCAGCATTGCAGTCATTCATTGACAACATTTTGCGCCATGGTCTTGACATCAAGCTTGAAAAGCAAATTCTTGCTGGTGATGGAACCAATGGCAATATGCTTGGCTTAATCCCTCAAGCGACTGCTTATGCTCCGCCTGCAGGTGCTCCAGCAACGCCAAACATGTTTGATGTATTGCGTTTTGCAATGCTTCAAGTTGTATTGGCCGATGACTTTGCAAACGGCCATGTACTCAACCCAATTGACTGGGCGTTGATGGAAACGCAAAAAGATGCAAACGGCAACTACATCATCGGGAATCCGCAATCACAAGCGGTTCCAACATTATGGGGCTTGCCTGTAGTTCAAACCGCTGCAATGGATGCAGGTAAATTCTTAACAGGTGCATTCAATACTGCAGCTCAATACTTTGAGCGCTGGGGTGCTGCTGTGCAAATCGGTATGCAGGGCGATGATTTCACATCAAATAAACGTACCTTACTTGCTGAAACCCGTGGAGCATTAGCTGTTTATAAGCCTAAATCGCTTGTATATGGCTCTTATACTCCTGCTACGGGTGGTTAATTCATTTTGGGGTGGTGTTCGTCACCATCCCATTTAGAGAGGCCAAAATGAAAGAATATGAAGTTTTACGCCCACACTTTGGAGATAAAGACTACAAAGAGGGCGATATTCGAACCGCAGATCCAAACGTGGTAAGGCATTTGGTAGAAAATAAAGTTTTACGTGAATACCAAACAAAAGTTGATCCACCAAAACCAGCTACAAGACGGAATAATTCAAAATGATCACACTCGAACGAGCTAAGTTGCAATGTCGAGTTGATCACGATGATGAGGATGTGCTTTTTCTTGAATGGATAGCTCAAGCCGATGAAGAAATAGCGATCGACATCGACCGAAAAATTATTTCAAATGAGTCAGAAAGAACTTCTGACACGGACATTGTGGACTGCAAGAAGTTAGATAATGCCCGGTTGATATTTATTGAGTATAAGTACAGCCGAAGTCTAGAAGGAAAACCTCAAGCATATTGGGATATTTTGCAGCCTATTAGAGAAATGGGGGTCTAATATGCCCAGAATTACTCCAAAACTAAAGCACCGCATCACTATTCAGAAAGCAATTCAAACCCAAGACCAAAACACTGGAAAATTAATCACCTCATGGTCTAATTTTGCAACAATTTGGGCAGAAGTTACCGACCTTTCAACAAGGGATGTTATTGCGGCCAAAGCAGCCAATAGCTCGATACAAGCCCGTGCAAAAGTGCGGTATAGCAGTACTACAAAACAAGTTGATAGCACAATGCGGGTTCTTTTTGATGGTTACTATTACAAGATTGATGGGAACCCAATGCGAGACCCAGACTCACGCCGTGAGTATTTAACTATCAACCTTGCAACAGGTGATAAAGCATGGAATCTGTGATTTATGGCTACTCAAATACATGGCTTGGAGCCTGCTTTAAGAAAAATGCAGGCAATCGGTAACGAAAAAACTGTAAAACGTATTGCCCGTAAAGCGATGCGGCAGGCAATGAACATTGCAAGAGATGCAGCTCGTCAAAAAGTTAAACGTTTAGATGATCCCACCACTCCTGAAAAAATTTGGAAAGAAATTGTGGTTCAAAATGGCCGAAGTGGAAATAAAAACACTTTGGTTATGCGCGTGGGGGTGCGTGGTGGGGCACGTATTCCATATACAAATAATGCCCAAAATAGACGTTCTGGGCGTGTTGGAAAAACGTATCAAACAGATGGGCGAGTCTTTTACTGGCGATTCCTTGAGTTAGGTACAAGTAGACAGCCCGCCACCCCATTTTTAAGACCAGCGCTTTACGAAAACATTGAACAGATAACAGATAAGTTTGTTCAAGTATTTAATTTTGAACTCAGTGTGGTTTTAGGTGCAGCTTAATGATTGATGTTCCAATTTTTAATTTAGCCAGAGCAGATCCAGCGGTTAAGGCTCTACTTGAAAGCGATGGAATTTTGCGAGTCTGGAAGTTTGGAAGTGCTCCAGATGAGCCACAAGCGCCATATGTGACATGGCAAACAATTTCTGGTGATTCAAATAGCAACCTTGATTCACACCCTGTTTCAGACAATGCAATTATTCAAATTGATGTATACGCAACTGATGAGGATGTTGTTGATCAGGTTGCAAAAGCAATTCGCTTCGCAATTGAACTTGATTGTTATGTGGTTCGTTATGGCGAGGCAGATAAGGACCCCGTAACAGGAATGCCTCACTATTCTTTTGATGTTAGTTGGATCGTAAACCGCTAATAAAACTTAAACCATATTTTCACTTAGCACCTATTCGGGTGCTTTTTTTATGCCAAAAATTAAGGAGCGCTCTTAATGGCTAAACATGTTAAAGCTCAAAAAACGCAGTTATTTACTGTAATTGCGGGAACCGTTGTGCGTTTTATTTGCCCTAAGCGTATTTCGTTTGGTCAAGACTCATTTGGAAAGATTGATGTAACCTGTCTAGATGCTGACGTCAAAGAATATGAACGCGGGATGCGCGATCCGGGTGAAGGTGCAATTGGTATTGATTTGGATGATGAAAACACAAGTCATGACAAATTATTGGAAATTGCTGCATCTGGTGAAAAGCTACAGTGGTATGTAGGTTCAAGCCACTCAACAACGCCTCCAACATATGATGCAACTACAGGTATTGATCTGCCAGAAACTCGTTCTTGGTGGTCATTTGAAGGCTATTTAAATGATGCAGCCCCTAATGACATCGAAGTTGATACAGTAATCGGTTATGAGTTCACTTTAGTACGAACTTCGGGTGTAACTTATACTAAACGTACGGTGACTCCATAAAATGGCTAAGATCAGTATTACAGACTTAAAGCAGAGTATAACTACTCTGAACGTTCCAGTTAAAAAAACGGTTAAATGGATTGTTGAAGTAACAGAAAGTAATGTTGCTTCACTTAAAAAATTGACCAAAAATTCATTGTTAGAACTTGGTGAAACGGTTGAACTTGAAGCTGATGTTTTTGTTAAAAAAATGAGTTTCAAGGAGAGCCGAGAGGTTTCTAAAGCAGTCGAGTGGGAGTTTAACTATAAGAATCCAGAGGATTCAAAAGTTAAAAGGGTTGACTCAACCCTAATGCAATCGGCTCAGTTGCTTGGTTCAATTTGCTCTGATCAAAAGGGAACGCCTTTCTTCTCAAGTGTGAACGACGTCTATAAAGCCGAGCCAAGTTTGATCAATGCGCTATATGCTGCTGCCGATGAAGTTAATAACTTTATGGGAAAGTCACGGAAGAAGACCTTGCAGATAGAGAACTCTTTGCCGAGCTTGTCCTCAACGGAATCGGTGGAGGCTCCTTAGAGGAGGCCGAAGAGAATCTTAGTCATGCAGAGGTGATGTTTTGGAGAGCCTATCGTCAAAAATACGGCTCTCTTAACTTAGGTCGCCGGCTAGAGCAAAGTTTTGGTAGTTGGATGGCTCACTACACAGGATTTAAGGTTAAAGAAGGTACAAAAGTAGATCCTTATATATTTATGCCACATGAAACACCTCCTGATGATGACGAAGAATTGTCATTAGAGGAGTATTTTGAGAAGTATCATAGTAACTAACCCTATCATAAGGTGGGGCATGTGACATTTACACACCGTTTTGTTAAATTGAAAAAAAGTGAAAAACGGTGTGCACATGAATAAGTTTTTAATTATTGCTATTTTGAGTTGCTTAATGCTCGGATGTGGGAAAACAGAAAAAGAAAAACTTGATGAAGAAAGGAAAAATCTTGATTTGCAAGTACAGAAATTGGTTAAAGATAAATTAAAAGATGGTGAAACAGCTAAGTTTCGTAATCAATGGGAGTTGTGCGGTGAAGTTAATGCTAAAAATAGTTTTGGCGCTTACACCGGCTTTCAACGTTATATAGTTACCAAAGAAAAAATATATTTTGAAAATGAGTATAACTCTGACCCAACCTCTATAGCTGCATTCAATCAAGTTTGGAGTGTTGACTGCAAACAGTAATTAAATATTAATTTAAAAAACCCCGCTAATTCGCGGGGTTTTTTATTGCCCGGAGAAAGGTAATGGCCACAACATCACTTGGCAGATTAACACTTGATTTAATGGTGCAAACAGCCAGCTTTACTGAGCCTTTATCACAGGCTGAACGCAAAGCGAAGTCAGCAAGTAAAGGGATTGCAGATTCATTTGATGTTGCAGCTATTGCGATAAGTGCATTGGGTGGTGCTATTGCTGGGTTATCAATTGCAGAGCTTGTGAACTATAGCGACAGAGTCATTCAGGCAGGTAATGACATACAAAAGTTTTCGAAACTTGCAAACAGTTCTGTGCGTGATTTCCAATACTATGCAAAAGGAGCTGAAACTGCTGGAATATCAATGGAGTCCTTTGCGGACAAAATGAAAGATATGCAAGATCGTATAGGAGACTTTCAGCAAACTGGCGGAGGTCCTCTTGCAGATTTCTTTGAAAATATTGCACCAAAGGTTGGAGTAACAATTCAGCAGTTTCAGAAACTTTCTGGTCCTGATGCGCTTCAATTATTTTACAACTCATTGGAAAAAGCTGGAGCTTCAACGAACGACATGAAGTTCTATATGGAAGCAATCATTTCAGATTCTTCATTGCTTATTCCATTGTTAGAAAATGGTGGAGAAGGTTTTAAAAAATGGGGCGATGCTGCTGAGCGTGCTGGCGCAATTATGTCTGACGACTTAGTTAAAAGCCTAGCTCAAGCAAGAGAAAACCTTCAATTGATGGATTTGCAATGGCAGGGCGTTGAGGCAAGACTTGTAAATAGTGTTGTTCCTGCTATCGAAACAGTGATAGAGAATTGGGACGACATTAAGGCGGTTACGATTGCTGTTTCTGCTGGTATTGCTACACGATTTGTCCCAGCTTTGGTTATGGCGACCTATCAATTAGGACAAACAGCATTGTTTGCAGTGCGTGCCGGTGTGGGTTTAGCAAACTTCGCTAGAACAGCCGGCGCAACAACAAGTGTAATGGCATTATTGGGCGGTCCTGCTGGGATTGGCATGCTTCTTACGCAATTGGCTGTAGCTGGTGGCGCCTATTATTTGATGTCTAAACAGACGCAAGATGCAACTGATGCACTTGAAGATCAAGGTCTTGTTGTTGATGAGCTAAGGGAAAAATATAAAAAATTAACAGCATCGCAACTAGCTCTTAAAAGTATCGAAGCTGGAGAGGAAATTGATAAACAAACTAAACAATTAAAAAGTTTTTTTATCGCTTTGGAACAATTTGAGAACGACTTAAGAGTTCAAGGAGACACTAAACAATTAACTGGTATTCAAAACTATCTTAAGAGTTTGAAAGAAGGTGGAGATAAAGCGAAAACAGCTTTCTCTGATCTCCAAAAACAGGGATTGGTTAGCGAAACTACTCTTAAATTTATTGCTGAATTAGATACAAAAATCAATGAGGCAAATAATTCTATAGATCGTCAAAAAGAGATCCAAAATTTAGTTAAAAACGCAACTAATGACACAACTAAGGCGCAACAAGATCAAGCAAAGGCAGTTAATGACTCTGCAAAAGCATGGATGTCTTTAACACAGAAACAACGTGACTACATTACCCAAGCCAAACAAGATGTGCTTAGAGAAGGATATATCAAGACCCTTGTAAGAGAAGGTATAGGAGTTGATAAGGCGAATGCATATGCTGATGCACAGATCGCAGCAAATGGAGAAAATGCTTTTAAAGCACCATTGCCAAAGGATGTGCTACTTGCTGCCCGCGAAAACTTCAATCTAAAAAATTATACTTTTAGTAAAGACGAGTTGGCGGCAATTGCTCGTGCGCAAGGCATTGCAAAGACAAATAATTTTGCTCAGATTGAAAGTTTGTATGGTTTGCCTGCCGGAACACTTGCTGCCTTGATTCTTCAAGAGTCTGGGGCGAATGCCGGGGCAAGAAGCCATACCGGGGCAATAGGTCTTTTCCAAACAACGAGTGTATTTAGAAAACAGTATGGCCTTAATTCAAAAAGTTCGATTGAAGAAGTTGCAACAGCAGCGGCAAAAGACTTATCTAAACATTTGGCTGATTTTGGAGCCATGGATAAAGCACTCATGGCCTACAATGCGGGTGCAGGTGGCTTAAGAACTTATTTGAGAGGTGGTCTATCAGATAGCAAGCGTAAAGAGGTTGCTGGTTACGCACCGGGTTTTCAGAAGTGGTTCGCCGGAGTATCTGGAAAATCTACTGTAGACAATTCAATTTTAATGCCTACACAGGCAGATCAACTTGAATTAATTAATAAGGCTGCTGAATCTCAAAAAGCCATTGATGATGCTAAAAAAGATGTCGATGCTCGGTATTACACCGAAGCTCAACGACTGGCTAAGGAGCATCAAGATAATGTAGATAAGATCACATTTGCTTATGGTGGAACTCCGCAGCTAAAAGAAAAACTTGCTCAAGAGGATGCTTTATATGCCGCTCAAATTGCGAAATTAAAAGCTGAAAAAGAACAGGAGTATAACCAATACTTCTCTTTTGAAACTGATCGTATAAAGCAAATTGAACGTGATTACGATATTCAAAAGCAACTTATTAATGCAAATGTTGAGTATGACACAACAAAAAAAGCAGAAATTACTGCAGCTTTGGAGCGTCAAAAACAACAGGAAATAGCTTGGGAAAAGCTTGCTCAAGAACAACGCTTAAGTGATGCGAGTGCATTTTTAAGAACTGAACTGGAAAATATGCAAATACGCTTTTCATTCGAGCGTTCGCAGATTTTACTTAATTCACAAATCTCTAAGGACGAACAGCAAAAGCGAATTGCGTTACTACAAGCTCAAGAGCAATTAGGAAAGTTAGATAAAGCAACCCAAGCGAGCATGGCGTGGGATAGCACTAACGCAAGCCTAAATGGCTCAAGTGATCTTTATCAACTGGATCAAGAAAGACTTGGGCAAACTTCACAATCTATGGCCCTTGCAGAAGCACAAGCAGCTCTTTCGGAGTCAGCCGCAGAACAAGAGGCAATTTGGCAAGCACATAAAGATCGTATGTTTATGATCGATCAAAATTATGAGCTTAAAAAGTCGGCACTTGGAGCAAGGGTTGCTTCTGAAACTTTGGGGGGGATGGCTGATTTAATGGGTGGTTTAATGGGTGAACAATCGGCAGCCTATAAAACCATGTTTGCCATGTCTAAAGCATTTGCAGTTGCTCAAGCAATTATGAATGCACCACAGACTTACTCAAACGTTTATACATCTGCTTCATTAATACCAATGATCGGGCCATACATTGCACCTGTTTTGGCTGGTGCTGCTGTAGCAGTACAAGTTGCACAAGCAGCTCAGATCAAATCTGTAAACCTTACAGGTATGGCGCACAACGGTATTGATAGTGTGCCCAAAGAGGGGACTTGGTTGCTTGATGGTGGTGAACGTGTATTGAACCCTAACCAGAACAAAGATCTTACTAACTATTTGAACAATCAAAAAGATAGTGGGCCTCAAGTTGTGGTTTACAACAACAGTAAAGCAAATGTTGAAACGAATGTTGGTGATGACGGGAAGGTGTATGTGACTATTGATGATGTATACAACCCAAACAGTAAGTACAGCCAAGCAATGCAGGAAAGTTTCAATATCTCAAGAAACAGGGGGTAAAAATTGGATAAGTTCATGCTCTGCCCGTTGTTAAAGGGGTATGACTTTACACCGGGCAACAATTTGCGAGAGCAAGAAACAGAAGGGGGGCCTCCAAGACAGGTCCCTTTTTTTGTTGGAGCTTGGCACACGGTAAACGTTTCTATCTCTCTAAATAACGAGGATGAAAAGGAGTACTTCTGGGCTTTTTGGCGTGACAAGCAGTACAAACCTAGTAATTGGCTTTGGAAGCTAGCATTAGACAATGCAAGGCTAGAGGAATGCGAGTGCAGGTTTGTTGCAGATTCGCGCCCAAAAGAAGTAGAGCGAGATGGAAAAATCCTTCAACTCAGTTTTCAGCTAAGAATCAAGCCTATTCACCGTGATCATGAAAATGACAGGGACATTATTGAGGCTTGGCAAAATGGAGGCCCGGCAGTTATAGGCACAATTGAAAAAGTACCAAATGAATGGTTCCCGAACGCTACAGGAGTTTAGTGATGATTATTACTGATGAAATGCTAGCAGTTTTAGACCAGTCATCCGGGCCAGTCGGCTTGCTTGAATGTATCGAAGTATCACACCCTAATTGGCCACGTGTACTTCGATATATTGTGAATAGTAGTGATCCGATGGATCTAACACATGAGGATGGGCAGACTTTTACCTATTCTTTTGCTCCTCTCAATATTACACGGAGTAATGAAGAGGAGAACTTGGATCAAAAAATTACGGCAGCTATCGGTGATGTAGGATCTGAAATCCCCGACTTGGTTGATCTTGTTTTAAAAGACTCGGTTCGAATACCACCTATATTGAATTATAGAGCATATGTTATCGGCAAATATGATCTACCGTGTACATATGCTAAAGGGCTTGAAGTTATTGTAATTACGAGGGATTGGAAAGGTACTAGCTTTGAGGCGCAAGCTCCGGGTTTGAATGATTCAGGTAACGGTGAAATTTATTCTGCAAGTACAGATCCAAGTCTTGAAGGATTTTACTCATGAATATTCGGCAGCTTTTTTATTGTGTTTATGATCCAGAAAACTTCCATTGCGTTCATTTCGTCATCTTGGCCGCAAAGGTCATTTTTGAGAAGGATTACACGCCGTGTTTCTTGGGGCTAACGGGACCCTTACATGAATCCATCAAGACTTCACGCAATACAGTTCACAGAAACAAGCACATCAAAAAGCCGAAAGACGGCTGCATTGTCTTAATGACTTACCTAGATCAAAGCTCCCACGTGGGGCTTTTTTTTCAGGGTCGAATTTTTCATTTGATCGAACGCGGGCCGCAGAGAATCACTGTAGAGCAGGCGAATAGTATTTTTAGTCGGATTCGATATTATGAGCCAAATTTATCTTTACCAGAACTCTCTCAACAAGAACGAAGTTGATGTAATCGATACAGATAACATTCTGTTTGAATTTCTTAAAGTAAAAAAACAATTTACTCAAGCCAAAATCTATCTTGGCAATCCATGCCCTGAAAATGAGATAACTCCAACTTTAAACGATAAGGCATCAATTGCGCGCTTAACTGAAATTGCAGATGACTGCAGTATTGTTTGTCATCCGGGTGAGCTATCTTCATTTGTGACTTGGGTCGCTACGAAGATTCTAGGTTCTGCCGTTTCAGCTTTAGTTAAAGTTCCTAAACCAAACATGAGTAACAACGGCTCAATGTCTGGTTCAAGCAACAATAACTTATCAGATCCAGAAAACCGCCAACGGTTAAAACAACGCATTCCTTTCATTTTGGGTCGTGTCAAGGCTATTCCAGATCTTTTTGCCCCAGTCATCAAATACTTTAAAGATGGGGTCGAAGTTGAAGAATCTTTGATGTGTATTTGTGAAAACCCCGTTCAAGTTTCTAACTTCAAGTCTGGCGATACACCAATACAAGAGATACCCGGCACAAGCCTTTCAGCTTATGGACACAACCAATCTTTAATTGGGAATGAAACTATATTTAAGTGGGGCGATACATTTGACCAGCCACCAGTTATTGCCCGTCAAAATGCTTCTATTAACGGACAAACTCTTTTACCACCAAATAGCACCCGTATAGAAGCAGGTGACATTTATTTCCAATATCCAAATTTGATCAAAGCGAATGATCAAGGCACTGCTGATAAATTTAATGCGTTTGACATTAATGACTCGTTAATTATTAGTGGGGCGAATTTTGGTATTAATGACTTGGCTATTACGGGGCAAGTTGATGTAGACAATACCAATAATACATTTTCAATTGCTTCAAACCAGACCGTTGTAGACTTTCAAGATTACCGAAAAATCAATGTAACTTCCCTGCTTGTAACTGATCCTGTGAATGGGCAACTAGATCTTGCAGGTTTATACGATATTGACAACATTGCGTATGTGTCTGGTGTTTATACGATTTATTTAAAAAATCCAGTTTCAACAAACTCCAATTTTGCAAATCTTACCGAAGTTTTAACGGCTAATTTATCTGCAAACCTTACAGCTAATTCAGCAAATATTTTCCTTGATGGAAATTATGTTGTAACTGGTGTGGATATAGCCAACAAGCAAATTTCTTTAGCTACCCCGAGTGCTGTGAATGATGACTGGAACAAGCTTGCAGACCTAACGGATCAGAAAACCAGTACTGGTACAATTAAGCTGAGAGGTAGTCAAGAAAATTATATCGGGTGGTTTACGATTGAGTCAGCAAAAGCTACTGGGTTGCTACTCAACTTTCAGGCGCTTAATGGTATTTATCAGGGATCCGATGCTAAGTTTGTTGATATTTATGTTGAATATCAGCAAGTAGTAAACGGAAACCCAACAGGCAACGTTTACAACCAAACAATACGCCTGAATGGTAAAGCGAATAACCGCGATAGTGTCGGTGGCTCAATGTGGATTACATTGCCATTTACTGGTGCAGTGCGCTTTCGAGCGCGCCGTACAAACGACAATGGTGACGCTGTAGATCTGTCAGATGAAACTAAGTTTTATACAGCATACGCATATCATTATTTGTCTAAGCTTGTATATGACAATCGGGTTTTAATTCGTCAACGAACACAGGCAACACGTGCAGCAACGGCCATTGATAGCCGTATGACAAACTGTATAGCAGAAAGCTTGGTTTATACATACAGAGATGGGATTAAGTCGGATACCCGCATACCATCCAGATTTATTCCTGATCTAGTAATTGAGTTAGCTTTGCATAGGTTGATTGGCCGAAGAACATTGAATGAAGTAAATGTCGAAAAACTGTATTCAGTTTTTGATGAGGTTATTGATTATTTTGGCTCAGAAAAGATGGCTGAGTTTAATTACACAATTGATGATGCTAATCAATCATTTGAAGAGATTCTGAGAATGTTGGCAGGAGTCTCTTGCTGTAATGATCGCCGTCTAAATCGCCAGATTTACTTTGAGCTTGAACGGGCGGGTCGAGAGCCTTATTTATTATTCAATCATCGAAATAAAAAGGCCCGTACAGAAGTTAGGACAATCCGAACAAAACCAGAAAACAATTATGACGGTGTGGAAATGACATACGTTGATAGTGAAGCTGGATGGATTGAAAAAACTTTAAAAATTCCTAATGACCAAATCACTAATCCGAAAAAAATTGAAGGCTATGGAATTGTTTATAAGCAGCAAGCGCATATTGTTGCGTGGCGTGCTTGGAACAAGATTCAATTTCAAGCAATTAATTGTCGTTTTTCGTGTTTTGCAGAAGGTGAGTTGGTTGGTAGTGGCGATCCAGTAGCAGTGGTTGATGATACTCGACTTGCACCAACATTTTTTGGCGATCCTTCGCAAGCAATTCTGTCTGGTGAGGTGGTCGCTTGGAATGGCTTAAACATCACAGGGTCACAGCCTTGCAAGCTATCTACTGAGCATTCATTTGTAATCCATTTACAGCTCAAGAGCGGTTACATAGATATTATCCCGGTAACGCAAGGACAAACTGATTTTGATTTTGTTCTATCTCGTCCACCAGTTGAGGCGCTGGTAACAGAGGGTGAGGTAAAAACCGTTTACTCACTTTCTACCGATGATCGACAAGATGATGATCTTTTCCTTGTAACGACCAAGAGAAGGGCAGGTGTATTTGAAAATGAATTAACGCTAGTAAATCTTGATGAACGTTACTATCAAAATGATAGCGACATTAAAAATAACCTAATTTAAATACCCGTCCTTTAGATCCCCGCATATGCGGGGATTTTTTTTGGAGAAAATTTATGGCGCTTACACCTGAAGTATTTCGAGATCTGGAAAGAGACATTGCTGATACTGGTAAAGCAGTGAATGTTGATGCTGAGGTTAATCCGCGATATGGCTTGCCTTTTAAATCCCTACCAATGGTTTCAAGATTGTTTGAAGCAATGATTGCTGCTGGTTATCTTCGCATTGATGATCTGCAATCTGCTATTGATATTGCAGCAGCAGCTGGAGCAGGTGCCAATGGATGGACAGCGGATTTAATTTCTTATAATGGGAATACACAATCTAATTTTAACGACGATGTAAATCGTAAATTTAGCAATACTATTGTTATTGATAATTCTGTAAGTGATATCTCTAGTATTCTTAATTCAGCACCAGAAAATACTCTAGTTCAAATTCGAAACGGTCAATATACTGGTTCAGGTATTCAAATTGAAAAGAGTAATTTTAAAATCGAAATGCAAGATGGGGTTATTTTAACCCTGAAGGCAGGATCGAATGGAATTTTCTTACGCTTTGGTAAGCGGGGGCCTGATACAGATACTAATGCCGATAACTTGCCTCAGCATAATGGAACAATTGATTATTGGGATGAAAATGAATTTAGTCCAAATACTCCAACTTATCCTCGTTATGAAAATTTAGGAATTTCAGGCGGAACCATTGTTATTGATAACGCGAATGGTGTTGGGGGTAATACTGGAGTTGATTTCTATCGATGCAATAGCCCGATATTAGAGACTAAAATTAAATGGTCCTCAAAGTTCACTTTTGGTAATGCTGTAAGAGTGTGGTTCTGCAAGGATTTACGATCAGAGTATTTAAAAATTGATGACAATGAAAACTCAACCTTCACAATGCTTTATTACTGGTCATATGGTTTAAGAGCTGGTGATTGGGATATCGGCAAAGGCGTGGACACATCAATGGAATTTAAGCATTCTGTCGATGGATACGTTAGAAACCTAAAGGCCAGAGGTTCAGATGGTATTTGTAAAGCAGTAAACTTCGGATATGGAAGTATCAACAATACCATTGATCGACTTGAAGTTCGTGGCGGATCGGTACGATTAAAAGCAAGTGAAGAGTTTGATCTAACACGCGGTGTTGTTATTAATGACTTGGATATTGAGAACGCTGGTGCAGAAGGTCTAGTTATTTCTCATGTAGCGGGTTTAAAGATTGGTAAATTTAACATTAGAGCAAAAGTTCCAATCTACTTCTCAACAATGCCTTTTTATAAATTTAGCTCTACTCGGGCAATTACACCCGCTCAAAGTACTGCTGAGTATGTATTTGATGGTAATTACAGAACTTCCGAGGTTTCTGGCGGAATCACAAAGTATTTTGAGAAACGACCATACCCTGTCCTACAGAATTCATCTTTCGGAAAAGGAACTTTAATTGCAACATCCGGTGCAACTGGTGTATTAGTCGCCAATATTGCTGGCGGTGTGGTAGATATGATGACAGCGAGTGGCAAACTTCGTAGATTTGAGAATGGGCAAATTCCTGCAAACGGCTACCAAGAGGCTTGGCGAACATCGTTTAGCTACGAGTATTCAGCACCAAGTGCCATTGAAGGTGTTGACTTCGGTGATATGACACTTAAAGCTGAAAACAATGCAGCAAATATTGCCTCAATGATTCAATTCGCATCGCCTTTAATTAATTGCCGCGGGACATTTAGAACTTATGCAGATAAGAAGTCACTGCAATTTATTTGGATGTTTGATTCAAATATCACCTTGAATACCAACAGATATTTAACTGCTTCAGGTGGATTTGTTATTGAATGTGATTCAATGGTTCGCTCAACAATTGGCGGGAAATTTTTGGCTAATGGTAGGGTGGTTAACTTTAAAGGAGGAAGCACTCTCTATTATACAGATGGCTACGTTGATCATAAATTAACAGGTCGAATTATTAGACAATCTACACCAACTTCATCCCCGCCGATTTATACCAACTTCTCAAGTTCTAGCAATACATGGAAGCCGCTAGCTATAGCTGGATTAAATATTTATGCGGAGGATGGTTCGACTGTTGCTGGAGACGCTTCTATTATTCGCCACAATGGAAGCATCCCTGCCGGTGTTTCTGCTGCAAATGGTGCAGGTTATGTCTGTGACCAAGCATGTGTTACAGACCACAATCAGCGTTTTAGACGTATATTCACGGATGCAAGCGCAGAAACTCCACCACCTTTAACCCCAAACTTTATTGGTGAACTTGCAGTTAATACAACTACAAATACGTGGTGGAATGCCAATAGCTCTACAACTTGGTCGAAACTCTGATTGTTATTGAGCTGCTTTAACCACAGATCGGAAGGCTGCCTTATTCACATCGAATATGGCAGCTTTATTATCACTATCTTGTATAGATGTTCCGCTTTCCCATACAACAACACCATCAGCCCCAAGCCCTTTGAGGTAATTAATGGTTTGGTTCATGTTGGTTTCAGATAGTGGATCAATCTTATATTTCCCTTTTGATATATTCCATGTACTTAACGAAATGAATGGAATAATTTTAAGGTTATAACGTTTTGCATAGCGTTGGGCCTCAATCATATTAAATTGAGCTTTAGCTTTCCAAACATTCATATCTTTAAGATTATAGAAATATAGTGTCGGAGAGAGGAAATCTACATTCTTCGCAATCTCACTATATTGATCATTTAAAGTTGAGTATTTGTTCTTCCAGTTACTAGAAAGCATGCTGTTTGGAGTGCGTTGAGGCAAAACACCATACACGCCTATAGGTGCTGCACCGCCATACTTCTTATACAGATTTAGCGCATCAAGAATTACAGGCAGGTTTGTTTCTGGCTTATGGGCATTGCCGATCTCGATATCAAAACAAATTGGCATAGATGGGTTTTGTTTTGACTTCTCAGCAATAAGCTTAATTTTTTGTGGGTCAGCTTGACCATTAGTTAAAAGCTCAGGGCCATACTTAACATCCATTTTTTTAATATTGTGGGTTTTAAGATAATTTTGAAATTCAGCATTACTTTTTGTATAAACCACTTTCCCCGAATCCGTCTTGTAGTAACGCCAATTAATAAATTGATATACATCAAATGCATGAGCAAATGATGAAAATAAAAATAAGGCAGGCGCAAGTAATGCAACACTTTTCTTAAGACGATTGCTCATGATTTTTCCAATATTTTCTGGTAGATACAGCTCGATACAAGAGGCCTAGTGCTAAGAATGGGACTATCCAGTAATAGCTTTTAGCTGAGGCTAACCCAATAATACAAAAAGTACTTAAAGCAAATATGAAGAGATTGTAATTAGTTCTTATCTTAAAATTTTGAATAACAAAGACGACGTATAACCCTACCACCAGTATTAAAAAAGCAATACCAATAATCCCAAACTCTGCTAAATAAGAAATGTAGTTGTGAGCATATGATCCTTCACCATAGATGTTTCGGTAATAACCAAAATTACCTAAGACCGGGTGATTAAGAAACTCTTGATAACCCAGCTCATTAAATGTTTTTCTTAGGTTTAACGATGTGTCAGTGTCTGAGCTAAATAAAAGACGGAATAATCGGTTGTCATTATAATTTGTGATAGATTCATTCAAATTCATTATAAATTGGTACAAGACATATAATGCTGGAGGAACGAAAATTGAGAACTTCCAAAAGCCATATTTAGCATAGATAAGTAAAATAGCGATTAGAGAGTATATTAAAACCCCTGCACGAGAGCCAATTTCATATAGAGCAAAACATGAAATCGCTACAGTTAAAATCGTGACTAAGAATCGTTTCTGATATGAAACTAGGAACAAAGAAGTTATTACAAATGCATCTGATAGTCTTAGATAGTTCCCATCTGGAGTATATCTAAGCGTAAAGATAGACATGATGATTAGCAATAGAATGCTTATATGCTTGTAGAAAATTGAGTTTTTTTGCTTAAAGTAGTCATACATCATGATCCCGACAAAGAACATTCCAATTGATTTTGCCCAATAGAGATAATCCATTCTCACAGCATTTTGTGACAAGGCAATAAAGAAAGAAAACGAGCCTAAAAAAACCAAAATATTTAGGTCAGAAATTCTTAAATCTTTTTTTAAGAAAAAGATGAAGAAAAGCGCGAATGAAATGGTAGTGCCTAAAAAACCAATTGGAATACTCGGAAAACCGATATGCCCCAGTGTATACGCTATATAATCAAGCGGAAATATTAATAAAAAAGCGAACATCGCCAAAGTATTAATATTGAATTTCGTTAAGTTCATAATGAATTTATATTGAAAATTTGACACATGATAAACAATATGTGTTTATCACTCAACAAAACACAATAGGCCCTAGCTTTAAATAAGTTAGGGCTTTTTTATGCCTAAATTCTGGAGAAATGGGTCATGGCAGATAATCAGCAAATTATAGATACGTCAACAGCTTTGGCGGCAAGTAAAGGGGCAACATACGGGGGAAGTGTGGCAGGAGCAGTTTCGGCGTGGATCGGGTCAATCGATTTAGCATTTTGGGTCAGTATCATCATTGGTTTAGCTGGTTTTTTAATGAACTGGTACTACGCCAGAAAGAAAAATAAGCGCGATGAAATTGCACTTAAAGCCTATTTAGAAAGCTTGGAAAATAAAGGTGACTGTAATGTCAAACAAGACTAAGTTATTCGTTGTTGGTTCAACAATAACCGCCGCTTTGGGCGGTTTTTTTATTTATGGGCCTAGTGATCAGCAGGTGCAAGCAACGGCTTTAAAAGAGGGGTATACAGCGAAGCCAACCATTCCAGTAAAAGGGGATCGTCCGACCATTGGTAATGGTACAACTTTTTATCCGGATGGCCGTGCCGTAAAAATGACGGATCCAGCTATTTCACGCAAACAAGCTTTTGAATATCTCAAGTTCACAATGAATAAGGATGCAAAAGCATTTAATAAAACGTTGCTGAACATCCCCATCTCTCAAGCTGAATACGACCTATACCTTGATTTCACGTATCAATACGGGAATGGTGCATGGTCTAGCTCATCAATGCTGAAAAATCTAAAGGTAGGGAAGTATAAAGCGGCTTGCGACTCATTACTTAAATATAAGTACGTTGCAAAGCGCGATTGCTCTATTCGTAAAAATGGATGCTATGGCGTCTGGACCAGACAGCTTGAACGACACGCAAAATGTATAGGAGCGCAGTGATGTGGATTGTATTTGCTGCTAAATTTTGGCGAGAAATCATTATTGGTTTTCTCGCTTTTTTATTGGTCATCTGTTTGGCCGTACTAAATCACAAGACTGGTCAGCTAAAAGAAGCTGAACAAAAGTGTCAATCTCAGATCCAAGAGATTGAGCGCAAGAATTTGAAAGCTCTTGCAGAAAAGCAAAATCAGATCAATAAAGTGAGCGCAGACTATGAGCAAGTCAAAGCAGAGCAACGTACAAAAGTCGAATATGTTGAGCGTGAAGTGCAAAAGATCGTGGAGCGTCCTGTTTATAAGTCTAGCTGTGTTGACGATGCTGGGGTGCAGCAACTCAATGAACTCATTAAAGCCGGTAATACCAGCTAACTTAATGCAGCCATGCCCAAATCTAAATGAATTGGCGGGAACAACGGGCAAAGATTTAATGATCTGGTCAGTTGATACAGTTGCAAAATATAATGATTGCAAAGCAAGACACGGTGCGATTGTGAAGGCTCTTGAGTAAGATCCTTTATTAATGTGCAATTATTTGCTCAATAATCTGGATAATTGCACATTTTGAGCAAAATTATTCTCAACTGTATTCTCTCGAGGTTTTATCATGCAGCAATTAATGATTATGGTCACAGAAGTTGGAAAGCTTGAGCACACATGCAACTTGCTTGCTGAGGTAAACAAAGGCGGTAAAGTCATAAAGGTTTTCGACTACAACGGTAATCAATTACCAATCAACATTGATGGAACCGTGACATTTAATAGGCGCCGTTGGGAACTTCCCATTAAAGTAGATTTAAAATAA